ACATAAGAAGGATATTCACCTTGCTTCTCTACTTTAACCTTGAGATTACATCCGCCCTTACTGAGATCAAAGATACGTGGACCAAACTCCGCCGCGTCTTCACCATCCATAGCTTCATCAATAATCTTAGCCAATTGGCGACCATATCGAAGAATCTTTACTGTACCGTTATTATCAGGATTAGTTGGATCGTCAATAATATATGCATTAACCATCCACTTCTCTGAACGATTAACCTTCTCTGCCTTCTTCTTCTCTACATCCGTACCGAGTCGAAGAATACGATAACGTTCTTCTTGAATTGGATCCCTCTCACCAAATGATTGCAATGAAACGGCTGATACGAATTGACCTGTCGCGAATGATTGCCATCCATTCAAGTAATAATGAAAGAATGTATCTGCTGGTGTCTTGGTATTTGGGAGGAGACGAACGGTGTATGTCTTACCTACTTCTAACTTAAGAATGTCTTTATATGAAGATCCACCGGTATCTTCTTTAGCTAAGGCATTCTTGATTGATTGGAACATTGATGCTGTATACATATTGAATATTTTTAATTGGTTTCGTTATAATTTTTTTAATCCTTGTTTTATTAATACTTTTAATTTCTTCGATGAGAAATATCTATTAGTATACAATTGTATATTTTCATAGACATTCTCGCCAAACATGAATTTCAATAACTCTTGATCTTCACGTCTTATATAGTTTAGTGCATTTGGCAATTCGATCAACACATAAGGATGCATTTTTCTTTCTTTCCAATGCAGTATGAAACTTTTCATTTCATTTGTTTTATGATCAACGTATTGTGATAATAAAATGTTATTATTAGTCAAAAATTCTTTTAGGAATTTTAAGCTTTCTAATACTTTCAAAAGCATATCTTCAGAATCAGGATCTAAATCTGCTTCTTTTTGAATATAGAGAGTATATGCTTTAATTGCTTTTTGTGAAGTAAAATATTTTAAATCAAAATATTCTTCTTTTCCATAGATAGCGTAAGGTGCTTTAAAAAAGTCTGCGATGTAGATACTAGGAAATTTTCTTAGTATGTTAGATATTCTCTTAAGATAAACCAATACATCAGATGGGATATCATCAAAATTCTTTCTTAGTTTATATGGTAGATTCTTGGCTTGGCGACTAGTTCTTAAGTATTCGTTATATAACCTTTCTTCAAAATCGCTTAACATTATTAGCTATAATAATAGCACCTTCTTTAGAATTCAAGAACTTACTTATATATTTGCTTTTGCTTAGCGACGGATCAAAATCAATAAAGAGTTTGAATAATTCATAATCGGTATCAATAGAGACCATCTTCTTAAGAATTTGTTTGTATGTTGGATTCTTAAGGAGTAATAAGAAAATGTTTGGCAGATTTAATTTCTTGCCTGATATCAAACACATTAATGAACAAAAGCATAAAAAATTATGCTCAATTTCCCTCTTTTCGATTACAAGATTAGCTACCATATTTTTTGTAAAGTTTTAGTAAATTCTATAAATTTTGAAGTTAAGTTACCGCCTGCATACCGTTGTGTTCCTCCGCCCTCAGTTAGCTTCTCTGCAATCAAATGCAATGGTGCATCTGATGTGACCCTCTGTTGCATATAAACAGTCTTTAGCCCTATATTGACTACCATTACAATATCTACATTATAAACATCTATTAGATGATTAGAAATTTCAGGAAAATAATTTTCTGCAAATGTAGATACTATTTTATATTTTTTTCCTTTAATTGGTAGAATACCTTGAAATATATCTAACTCTGATACTGTCTTGGATATACGCTTAAAATGTAGATTAATCACATTTTGTTGTTGTTGATTAAATCCATTATACCCATTATCGAATTGTTTAATGAATTGAATTAAACGATCAGCACTAACACCCCAATATAGTGCATTAAGAAAATTTGATTCTTTAAATTTATTTTTACCAGAAATATAGTCATCAATTAGACTAATTAACTTAATTTGTTTAGGAGTTAATATTTTTAATAATTCATTTTTGAATAAACGAAAAATCAATCTAGTGGTTGAACTAGTCTCTGCAATTGCTGTTTTAGCGTCTGTGTATAAATGCTTACGCTCAGCATGTGACTTATGTGTATCAATAATTACACAATTTGATTTGTCAGCAACATCTAAGCATTTTGATAAATCAATAGAAGTAATATATATACGAGAGTATTTGGTAGTACCATTTTCTAATTGCCATTTAAGAAAATCATCCCGAAATTTTCTGGGAGTAGTATATTGTATTTCAATGTTATTTCCTCTGAGCCATTTCAGAAGGAGACAACATCCAGCACCATCTAGTCCATAATTAGTCCATATGACTTCCTTACTCATTGATATGAGTATATATAGTCAAAATGGAATGTTATGCAACTAGTCTGCTAGTGAAGCTAATACATCTCTTGCTGATTCGGTGCTATCAACCATCGAAGCTAATTCCTGATCTTCTTTCAATGTTAATGTTGAATAATCAATTCTAAATGCTGATGAACCGAAGTTAGGTCCAAAACGATTTTTCATCATCGCAATACGCATAACACCTTGTTCAGCATCTTCTTCTAATTGATATACTGAAGCAATAAAATCACCTGTTGTAGCAAGTCCATAACTTTCTGAAAGTGATTGCATTGTGGGTTCTGCTACATCATATCCAGAACGATTTAATTGTGTTGCTGTAATAAACGGGCAATTATACACGTAAGATAAAGCACGTGTTTGCTCCGATAAATGTTTTACCTTTTCATAAGAGTTATTGCCATAGGTTGTATGTAAAAGATTCAGGTAATCTAATACCACAGCGTCAACAAAAATGCCTTTATTTCTTAATGTCTTAATAAATGAAGATAATTGATTTGGAGTAATAGTAGAAGGCGGAAATTCTTTAATTAGAATACGACCACGTGGATTCTTCTCTCTAATCTCTTCAAGCGCATTTTGCAATGATTCTGATTCTTCTCGTAATGTTCTTACGGGTATCTTAGTAGCTGATGATGCAATACGCTTTGCATACATGATCTCAGACATTTCTAATGTTACTAGTAAGACGGTCTTTCCTTGTTCTGCAATATTCTTAGCAACATTACCCAACACAATACTCTTACCTACATTTGCTTGTCCAGCAAAGATATATAATGCCCTACCATTCTGCATGAACCCACCATTTAATTTTTCATCTAACCATTCCCATTTAGAAGGAATAACTGGTTCATCTGAATTTAATTCTTTGATTAACTTTTCTGGATTATGGTAAAGATCTAATCCAATATCTGTTGTCAAGTTAATATTACATGTCTTTTCAAATTGATCTAAGACCCAAGAAGTATCTGCTTTGCCTTGTTGCAACTTATCAGCAACGTCTAGCATAGTCTTATATACTGCTCTTTCTTTTAGGTAGCGTTCCGTGTTCTTAATTAATTCATCATGATTGTAATTTTTATCTAATGATTGAATCATTAGTAATACATTCTTAAATGAATCTTTTAATTCTTGTGTAGTAAGATAATTCTTTAATTCTGAAAGATTGGGTAAGCTATCTCTCTTTTCAAAATATTCTTTTACTAGTAAGAACATTGCCTTGATATCCTTATCCCGAAAATATTCGGGATCAGTACTATCAACAACTGATGAGAAATATTCCTCATCAGTAATCATCTTAAGACAGAAGATCTTCTCAAAATGATCTAAATCAATTTTATCCATGCCTTATATTATTTGGTGTCTTTACGATTTACACCGTATTCTTTAATAAACGTTTCGTTACTGCTTTTCCAAACAGGATTTTCTACCGACAATAATCCAGGTGAACGATGAATAACATTAATTGGATAAACCCCAATCTTTAATTTTTTCATATTAGCTTCTAATGAAGCTGAAATATCATAATGATGGAATGTATAATTCTCATTGAAATTGAAACCAACTTCCTTTGCTCTTGGATTGTATACAGCGAAAAATAATCCATCAATGATAACAACTCTAGATGGAGAAGGGCCGAAATTAGTTACCATAATTTGTTTTTCATTTACAGGGTGTGCTACAAATCCTCTATGATCTTTTCTATCAGTCATTAAATGCCAAAGATTGATACCACCAATTCTCGGATTTAATCCACCTGCTAATCCCACAATATCATAATCTAATTTCTTAGCTTCATTTAACTTTTGTAAAAGTCTGGCATCATCAATATAAACATCATCATGAACAAATACAATCCATTCATAATCTTTGTATTTTTCATTATTGAGAATGGTATTATATTGCTTTGACAATCCTTCTTTATTTTGATAGAATACTTCTAATTCAAAATCAGAATTTAATTTACAATCATAGTAAGACTTATGCAATTCTGTCTCTTGAAAGTTGTGTTTATTTTTTTGTGTGCAGCCTACGATTAAATTTTTCATAATGTAAAAAATGGTGTTGTGTTTTTAAAATTGCCTACTAATTCAAGCTTTCTGGTTACTTTATAAAGTACACCTTCTTCTAATTCCAACCAATTCTTTGATTGTATAGAACAAAAGTCTCCCTTTTCATTAGCAAATAAAGTACTACCTTGTCTAGCAAGGAAAATATTACCGGTCTTTTCATTGAAGATCCATAATGCAAATGTACCTTCTAAAAGAGAAAGCCCTTCGCAAATAATTTCTTCTTCTGAATTCTCTGGTGATTTTGTTTCTAATGCATGTAGCAAATGTGGAATATTGCTTGAATCTACCGGATTTTTATTCCAAGCACAATACTTTTTGTTTATATCCTTATAATTCGTTAATACACCATTATGCGCTACAACCCAATTATGTGCAACAAATGGATGTGATGTGGCAATATCATGTTCTCGTTGTGAAGAAGTTGGTGCTTGATTATGTCCAAGATAATGTGTTATATTTTTATTCTTACATGTATTAAAAATTTCTTCTGGATTCATTGATTCCATTTTTTTAGGGTGACCTTTTAATCTTGTAATGAATAAATTTCTCTTTTTATATTCAAGAAAAGCAAACGACGAAGCGAAACTACCCCTATCGATAGTAACATCATGAAGTATATCAAAGAGATTTCTGTCTTTGGAACCATAGATTGAGCACATAATATGCTATCATATTACATTTAATTTTTAATAAATCAATAAATATAGTTATGTCTATTTTAAGAGCACCGGGTTGGGCAGCACGTATTGATGAAACTCTGATCAATGAAGCACCACAAACATATTTTGGTGAATTGAACAAATATGTTGAAATGTACGCTCAAAAATATTATAAAAATAGTATCGAGACCGGTACTATTGATAGAATTAATAAG